GACTTGAAGTCCTCAAGCGGGCAGGCGGTCACGAGCCCCCAGCAAGCCAAGGCCATTGCGTTGAGCGAAGGCCGACGCGTCCTGAAAAAGAAATGACCACACGCTGCCTAGACATCCGTGTGATGTCTGCTACACTCACAAGAGCTTAGGGCGTTTGCCCTAGGACTGCCTGAGGTTACTCACGGCGAACACGTTCGAGGAATACCGCCCATGCACTCGTCGGCAGACGAACACGCGGACGGCGACTCATCGAGCACTCGAATGAGGTGAAAGATGGCAGAGGACGTCGAGAGCATTCCCGTCGAAGGCGGGGAGGTAAGTGAACCCACAGGAGACGGCGACACCAGCACAGGACAATGGCCCGCAGAGGTTCAGGCCGAATATACCAAGAAAACCCAGGCGCTTGCCGAAGAGCGAAAAGCGTGGGAGGCCCATCGGTCCCAGGAACACCAGCGATTGCAGCAGTACCAGAACCAGTTGGCCCAGCATGGTCATGCCCAGCAACAGGCCGCGCAACAGGCGAGCCAACAGCAGGCACACGAGCAGAACGGGTCAATGCTCGATCAATTGCGAAAGATGTCGTACATTGACGGGAATACTGCCGCACAGCTGATGGAACGGATCATCAATGAAGGGCTTACCCCGATGCACCAGCAGCAACAGCAGCGCGATCAAGCACTGTCTATGCTGGCTCGTGAGAACAAAACGCTGAAAGCGGCGATGGAGCAATCGCAGGGAAAGCAGGCCGAACAGGACCTCACCACGAAGTATGCGTCAGTTCGTGATCAACATGGACTTCCCGACAACGAACACATCAATAGGTTGCTCAAGGATGTGTATCTCTCGTATACCGACTGGGGTGAAAACAGCACGGAATACGGCGAGAAGATCGGGAACCGTGTAGAGGGGTTGCGAAAGACGTTCCGGGAGATGGACCGTGAGGCCGCGTTGAAGGCGAAACAGTCACCGTTCCCGTCACGGGGCGGCGAATCCTCGCTCACAAGCGGCAAGACGGGTGGGTATAAAACCCCCGAGGAGCGCACCAACGAACTGTGGCCGATGTTGAATCCTGGGCAGACGGAATAAACGCCGCCCTCCTGCGTAGTGGCAGCAGGCCACACATAGGAGCGTCATGGCGAGTACCACTGATGTTATCGAAGCACTGAAATACACCTACGGGGTCGATCAGGTCCTGCACCTCGTCAACCAAGAGGTCGTCTGCTGGAATATGTTCCAGAAGATGGCGAAACCGGTTGGCGGGCGTGGGCAATTCATCATGCCGATCATGGTGAAGAACCCCGGTGCGTGGACGGGGCTCGCGGAAGGGGGCACACTTCCGTCAAATCTCGACCCAGACACCACCGAGGCAACGTTCTCCCTCACGGAATTTGCGGGTCTCTACAATATGTCTTGGAAACTGCTCCAAGACGCCCGGAATTCAAAGTTTGCCTTTCAGACCGCCCTCAAGATGATGGAGGCGGGGTTCAGGCGACGCGTCCTGAAGCTCCTCAATGCCGATCTCATCTCGGACGGGTTGGGTAAACTCGCCGTGTTGCCCGCAGCGGACAACGACACCACCATTACGGTCAACGCGCTCCCCAGCGTGGACTTGGGCCTCGTGGTTGATGTCATGGACGCGAGCGACAACAACACCAAAATCGGGGACTCCCGCACGGTCACGGCGATTGATACCGCCAATCGGACCATCACTATTAGTGGGGCGTCCTTGAGCGGCACCGCCGCTGGGGACTACTTTGTCATTCAAGACACCGTAGCGACCGCTTACTCGTATCACACCAACGGACTACTGGGCATCATTGACAATGCGGATCCGCCGGCCCCCAAGGGTGATTTTGGTGGGATCGACCGGGGCACCGCCGGCAATGAGTTCTGGGAATCCGTGGTGCTGGACAATAGCGGGACGAATCGGGCGCTCACCGAAGACCTCATGATGCAGCTTGAGGACAACGTGCGCGAAAAGGGTGGGGCATCCTTGAACACCTACCTCTCGAATCTGGCCGTGGTGCGTCGATACCATGAACTCCTGCGCGAAGACACTTACTTCGCGATGGGATCCCCGAAGCAGTTCGACAGTGGCGTGGGCGTGGGCCGTGAAGGCGGTGCCCAGCAGAAAGGCAAGGATGGCGGCGACGGACGCACCATCTATCGCTTCTCTGGAAAACCCTGGCACGTCGATCCGTACTTCGCGGCAAACACCATCATTGGGATGGACACCAAGCACTTCTACATCGGGCATGGCGAGAATGCGGTGCCGCGTCCGGTGTCGGAAATCTTCGACAATACGCCGTTCTTCCGACAGACCTCAAATACGACCTTTGAGGTGGCGTGGTACTGGCAGGGCGACCTGCTCAGTGATAACCCCGCTGCTGGCGCGAAAATCGAAGACATTGCTGAATCGTAAACTGAGTAGGTGAGGGGGAGGGCTCTGTCCTCCATGTCCTACCAGGGATGCACGCGCACCCCTCCCCCTCGCTTCGCCAGGAGACATCATGGGGATCAAAGCGATTGCACGGTTAGCTCCGGTTCTTGTCCAATATCGTACGTCAGCCGGTGAAGCGGCGGATGTCCATATCTTCGTCGCGGATCGGGACTACGAGATCATGGATGTGCGGGAAACCCATAGCGTGGTCGGCGCGGGTAGCAGCACGTTGGATGTCGGCGTGTCGGCGTCGGGCACGGCCCCGGCGAGTCTCACCACGGCGCTGAGTTCCGCCTTTGCCCTCGACAGCACGGTGAATGTGCCCGTGCAGGCGACGTTGACCACAACGCTGGGGAATCGGCTCATTGATAAGGGGGAGCAGCTCTCCGTCAACATTACGGGGACTGTCACGAATCTCGAGAGCAGCGTGAGCGTGATCTTGAAGCCGATTCGGAATAATTCCAGTTACTAAGGAGGCGCATGAAGACGGTTGAAGAGTTCGATCCGGCGACCTACTCCCTTGAGGAGAATGAGTTCTTCTTGAAGCACCTGGGTGAATCACCACTGGCGGTGATGCAGCACCCCCTGCCGACCGGCGTGAATCCGGCAGCGGTGCAGTCGGGATTGGGGCGGATCTACGAACTCGCGCAGCTCGAGGAGCATCAGGGCGTCAAATGGGTCGGTCTCGAGAAGATTGCCGCCTCCATGACGTGCTACCTGACTGAACGCGCCAAGTGGAAGGACATGGCGAAGCGCGGGGCGCCGGCGCTGCCGTCCATGCACGCGTGGGACGGCAAGGGACGCCCCCATCGAAGCGGAATCGGTTCGGATTCTGGCAAGGTCTCGACCTATTTCGCCGAGAATGGCGAACGAAAACGCTTTGCGGTTCCATTGGTCGATATCATCCCGGAAGCCTTCTCAGCCCCATGGGTCAAGAAGGAGGAACCGATTCCCGATGCCTGCGTCGAGGACGCCGAGAAGGGCACCATGCAATGTCCCATCGATGGCTATTCCACGTCATGGAATGTGGACTCCCGGCAGGCGTATAACTTGGCACGGGCGCGAATGGCGCGGCATTGCAAGACGAGCAAGGATGTCCGTGTGCAGGAGTTCGGAGTCAAGGTCTTTGGATGACGATGACGCCCCCAATTGAGACGGAACTCAAGTATTGGCATCCGAATCGCTTTGGGGTGCGGTTTGCACCGCAGCCCTTCCGTGGCGACCTGCGGGCCGTGCATCCCGACCTCGATGTGACGTGGCACCCGGTGCGGGAACGCTGGCTCGTCTGGTATCGCCGCCCGCGCATCGCCCATCATCTCTGTCCGGGGTGGCTACTCCTGTTCGTCGTTGAAACCTCCGCCGGGGGGTATGTACCCTTGGACGCCCGGACCTTTGCCGCCGTCTACGAGCAGAGCGGATTCAAGTGGGGATCGGGAAAAGCCTATTGGGCGCGGGTCGAGCGGGAAGCCCAGCGTGAGCGGGAGGACGCTGACGCCGAACGAGAGCATGTTTTGGAGGATGTGGGGTCCGAACATTGGGACCACACCAAGATTCAGGTCAGTATGCGCGGGTCGTCCAATGGCAGTAAGTTCGTCCGACATCATGCAGGAGACTAAGCATCATGGCGACCGGGCAGACCATCCTCAACCTGATGGAGGCGCTTGATCGGGGGCTACAGCTCCAGTCCGGTGAATCCGGTGTTACCCTCGCCCTTCGGGCCGCCAATGCCGCCCAGGACTACCTGGAGTCGCTGCTGGCCCTCCAGCCCAACAGTTTCCTCTCCTCGACCGGCACGGTCACAACCACGGCGGATACCGAGACCACCACCTTCCCATCCGGGTTGATCCGCCTCGACCGGTTGCAATACCTCAACGCCTCTACAAGTCGCCCCGCGTGGGATCTGGAATGGGTGGGTTATATCGGCGACCAAAATGGCGCACAGCTAACCGATTCCGGCGTGCAGCTCGATACCACGTCCACGGGTAAGCCCCGACGCTACTCCACCAATGGGCGCAATATTTACT